GGTGGACTAGGTGAAACTGGAAGTATGCCACCAACGATGGCACTTTATGAAAAAGCAGTTACTAATAATATCGCTTGCCGTAATGCAGCACGTTCTAAGTTCTTTGAACTTGGCGGCAAAGACCTCTCTCCTAGCGAGAGTAATGCTCAGTGGGCAACTATTGGAAATATGAGAGCAATTGCTTGGTGTCGTGATACTCGCGTAATTATCTCAGTCGCAGGTTATAACTATAATTCTGTTGCAGAAGTTCGTGATGAAATTGCCAAGGCATTCTGATCTAACCGATAAGGATCTCTGATCGGTCAGCCCCTTGACTCTCCCTCCAATCCACATTATCTTGGCCTTGTTCAACTGATTCACCTATGAACGACGATTTCAACTACGACTACATGGACGAGAACGATCTTTACGAATCCATGATGGAAACTGGTCCCGAAGATTGGCTTCCTTCTAGTGGTATTCAAGAAGAGTTTGACTCTGAAACGCTTGCTCTTTTGAAGTCTTTTTGATAGACTGAATAAATGGGAATGGAGCTGCCCTCAAAGATCTCCCACCCAGATAAGCTTTTAGCGACTAAAGTCTGGACCAAACACACTTTGCTTTTAGCACTTTTATTATGCCTAAGAAAACTTACTTCCTCCAAGTTCCCCAAACTTGTGAAGATCCTGCTTGGAATGACATCAAGTTCAGGATTCCTGCCCCAGAACAAGCCGACGGTATGCGGTTTGTTGAAAGAAAAGTATTGAAGACTTCTACCCCGAATAAGAAGAACAAACGGGGAGAAACACAGAACCTTGCTCGTCAAGCTGGTACTGGCAAACGAGACGAAACCCTCCTTGGTAGCTTTGAGAAGGGAATTGACATCCGAGAAATGCCCCCGAAACTCATCAATGAGGATGGCCATCTTTCCCTCTATGGTGGTTATGGTCGTGCAGCCATCTTTGACGAACTTGGTTATACCGTGTGGATTTATGACATCTATGAGTATGATGAATCCACCCGCAACTCTCTCCAGACAAATGATCTGGAAGTCCTAGAAGATGCCGCTATCAGTGATAACGGATCTGCAAAAAACAAACCCGCAGAGAAAGCTGACTATGTTGGCATTCTGATCCGTCGTATCAAAGATCACGGGTGGAATCGTGACCAAATGGTTGAGTGGTTCAACCACATTGAACATTGTCTGACTAAGCGACAAGTTGCAGATTACATCTCTTCTGCTATTCTTAAAGAACATGCAGAAGGTCGTATTGAGTGGTTCAAAGAACACGAAATCACTCAGATTGTTTCTAACTACGATCCTAGTCTGATCATCCTGAATACCACTGACGCAGAGAAAGGTAACAACCAACGATTCATTCGTACTGCACGATCTATGATGCGTTCTTATGTCAACAGTGGTGGCAAGACTCAAGGTTATTGTCTCTGGAACAGTCAGGCTTGCAGTCATGAAGGTTTGGACGATGCACATGTTGCTGCAGAAAACATCATGAACGATTTCGTTGATGAATGTCTTGAGTTTGCAGCTGCAGTCAACTTCTTCAAGACCAAAGCTTGCGAACCCCAAAAGGTTATCTTCCAGAAGATTGGTTCTGATAATCTTGTTGGTCAAGTTGTGGATTATCCTGCACTCGGATGAAAGAAGTTGTAAGACATTCTTACAAAGATGGAGAGATCTCAGAGACAAGAACTCTGGGATTTTTCCCCTTTTCTTATGAACCCGCAGTAATTCATGCAATAAGTAGAATTATTGCTGGACAACTGACGCCTGATCTTCTCACCAAAAAGTACAGAGAAGAAAATGCAACCAACCCAATGTTTGGCCATTGTTACCATTCAACTCAAGCTTTGTTCTATCTGATGGACACGGATAAGTTAGTTCCTATGAGTGGAATTGACTATCGGAATGATACTCACTGGTGGTTACAAGATGGAGAAAAGATCCATGATGTAACTGCGGATCAGTATTACTCTGTGGGCCAGAAACCTCCATACGATACAGGCAAAAGAACACAATGGTATGGATGGAAACAACGACCACATCAAAGATCGCTAAATTTGATTATGAGAGTTCTTAATCATTGCAAAATACCTTACTCTTATGTCAAAACATCAAATTAAATCTATTTCAGATTTTATTTGGCAAAAACCAAATGATCTTGACGCAGATTTTTGTAAACACGTCATTCAAAAGTTTGAATCCGATTCAAGAAAACACGTTGGTATAGTTGGTGATGATTGTATTGTAGATTCCACCACAAAACAATCAATAGATCTACCGATAACAGCTCTTGAAGAATGGAAAGAAGAGGATGATGTGTTCCATAATTCTCTTCAAATGGGATTGAAAGATTATATTTCCTACTTAGGACAATTTCATGAAGATCTTAAATTTCCACCAGAAGCTTTAAGTGATACTGGATACCAAATTCAAAAAACAAATCCTGGGGGATTTTACACCTGGCATTTTGATGAACATGCAGAGAATAGTAGGTTGAGAGTTGTTACTTTTATCTGGTATCTCAATGATGTTCATGAAGATGGTTACACCGAGTTTGTTGATGGAACTAAAGTCCAACCAGAGGAAGGAAAACTATTGATCTTCCCATCAGCTTGGAACTTTCTTCATAGAGGGTATCCACCAAAATCCGAAGAAAAATATATTGTAACGGGATGGGTTTATTCACAATATCCTCCGCCTGGATACGTCAATTCTCCAAACTTACAATACATTGAAAAAAATAACTTATCAAACCCATAAGAATCTCTGATCAAAAAGCCCTTGCCCCGTCTGGGGTCGGGGTGTATTCTAGCTGTATTGAAACGCAATTTGATGATTCCTCTTCTTCGTCCACATCAAGAACGTGCGGTTGATCTTATGCAACTGCATAAGAAAGGTCAGATCATTGTTCCTACTGGTGGTGGGAAAACGATGAAGATGATCTATGATGCAATCCGTCAGTTTCTGAATCAAACTCCTCAGACGATTGTTATCGTTGCTCCTCGTATTCTCCTCGCAGAACAATTATGTTCTGAGTTCCTAGAGTTTATCACCAACGCAAGTGTGATGCACATCCACTCTGGTGAAACTCACCACTTCAGTTCTACCAAACCTCAAGAGATTGTGGACTGGGTTGTGAACACCAAAGGTCACAAGATGATCTTCACCACCTATCATTCTCTGGGTCGTCTGCAGCAAACTCGTCTCCCCGTAGATACTATCTACTTTGACGAAGCTCACAACTCTGTGCAACGTCACTTCTTCCCCGCAACTGAATACTTCAGTCAGGAATCTGATCGTTGTTACTTCTTCACTGCGACTCCCAAACATTCTCTCGCAGTTGGTAAGCCTGGGATGAATGATAGTGAAGTTTATGGTCAGGTCATTTGTAATGTTCCTGCACCTGAACTTGTGGAAGGTGGTTACATCCTCCCTCCGAAAGTTATCGCAAAACAACTTCCTATGGTGAAGTCTGGTAAGATTCCTGCGGATCGGGATTGTGACAATCTGATTGAGACTCTGGATGAATGTGGTAAGGATAAAGTGTTGATCTGTGCGAAAGCTACCAAACAGATCACTGCACTGATGTCTGAGACTGATTTCATTCAACAACTGCAAGATCGTGGGTTCTCTTATCTCTACATCACCGCAAAGACTGGTGCAATTATCAACGGTCAGAAGGTGAATCGTGAGGTATTCTTTGAGACCTTAAGTGCATGGGGTAAGGATGACAACAAGAAGTTTGTTGTGCTACATCACTCTATCCTCTCTGAGGGTATCAATGTCTCTGGACTTGAGGGTGTGATCTTTATGCGATCCATGGACTATATTGGTATCTCCCAAACCATCGGCCGTGTGATCCGTATGCACCATGATGATGCAGCTCGCATCCGTAGTGGTGAACTTGTCCCTGGTGATGTTGACAACTACACCAAATCTTTCGGTCTGGTTGTTGTTCCCGTGTTCAACAAAGTTGGGATCTCTACTCACCAAAAGATCCAAGCTGTGGTGGATACGATCTTCCAACAAGGTCAACCTGCTATCTCGGTGGTGAAGAAATGAAGGACTGGACTATCTACTGCAAAAAAACTTTCCGCAATCTTCAAGCTAACGCAGAGGATTGGGGAACTAATCCAGAGTGGGATCGTGCCATCACCCGTGACTTTTATCTCGGGGTATTTGACTGTGGTAATCCTAACGCCAGTGGGCTAATCAGTGAGAACGCCTATGTCAACAAGATGAACAAAGGTAAGACAACTCACGATCATTGTCTGTCTCCGCAGTTCATTGGTCGCATGATTATGGACAATCAGGATACATATTTTAGTGATTATGAGAAGTTCAAAGCAACTTTCTGGTATGCATGTAGGACGATTGTAGTCACTCAGAAAGAGAATGAATCGCTCTCTTTCCTGACATCAAACGATCAAGATGGATACAAGATTCTTGTACCCACAGATAAAAAGTACAATCACCTGGGTATCAATCTTTATCAACGGGAGGAGGGTAGAATCCATTGGAAGTATGCTCGTCCCATTTACAACAACATCATTGATGTTCCTGTAGAATTATTGGAATACGAAAAGAGGTATCTAGTCGCATGATCTTTCCAAACGAAACTATTCTTGATCCCGATAACGGGCCTAGTGGGTTTGCTACTCCAGACTTCACCATGGCTGCAGTCCCAGTGATGGGATCTAAAGAGTATT